TATCTTCGGTAAACTCTGCCCCCAATCGAAGGCAGAGCGTACCGAAGAATGGTTGTTTCAACAACAACGAAGAACGCGCTCGGGTAAAAGCTGTTTTAATATCTTCCATTAGTCATCATCTCCTAGTAATGTTGAACCAAGAATCACAGCGTTAAAGTCGCCAGCGTGTTGCTCGACAAAACCTTTGTCTTGCTTAGCTTTTGCTCTACGCTCTGCTTTCTTGTGAATAGTGACCATTTTATCTGGGTCAACCTTTTGCACCATAGATGCCAAAGCACCGCCGGGCCACGCTTTCAATGCTTGATTAAGCGTTTGAAAACGAAGCAACATCTTAGCAAACTTAGCGACTTCATTTTGTTTTAGAATGTCGTACATGTGTCTTTCCTTAGATATCTCAAGAGCTTTTATAACTGCTTCGTCTTGAGGTGCTCGGTAAAGATTGAATGCCAATTGACTTCGATAGGAATTACCTTTTAGCAATGGTTGTTCTACCGAAAGAGGCATGTTTGCACTTTGAAGTTCTGGTGTATCAATTCTACATTCATACTCTTGAACTAGATTTTGCAACTCCCAAGGTAAATCATCATAATTTGAATCTCTATCTTTAGCATCGTAACACTGTGTCTCGAATTGAATATGCAACTCGTTATCGTTGATAAAGAATGAATCATCATTGTCTTGGTTAAGGTCAAAGAACTCTACATCCTCAAGCTTTGATGCTTCTTTAATTCTGTCAATAATAGGTTTGACATGAGTGTCATAGATAGCATCGCCAAGAGACGCAGGGTACTCTGGTTTTGGTTTAGTGTTTTGATAACTTTTCTCATACTCTTTGCAGAGGTCACAAGTAAGTTTATTAGACATACGAACTGTAGCCATAATTTTCTCCGTTGTTACAATACAACATCTGAATTCTCTGAAATCCAGCTTTGTATTGTAGGTTGTTGAAATAACGCTCTGTCAATTGCAATAATGCTTTTGACTAGAACGACCTGAAACTCAGTAGGTATTTTCTTACCAAGTTTCATAATGTTTTCTAGAGTAGATTCTTTTGCTCTAGAAGCCACTGCACCTGTAAGTGCATACAATACTGCCGGATCCTCCGATGGCATGTATGAACTAGGGTTAGCAATCAAGTTGTCGATATCTGGCAACTTGTCTGCGATTTTTGCAAACGCAAGAAATTCTCCAGCAGGACCAGTGCCTACAGCACCAGAGATACCAAAGAACAATCTTGAATCGTCCATGTTATCTGTCAATCTCAAACGCTTGTCGACGAATGACCAGCTTCGAGGAGTAGGAAAAGCATACTCATCAGCTTTGAAACTGTACAGAAGGTTAGGACGATAACGCATAAAGGAAACCAAAGTAGTATGTACTTTGTTCTTTATCGCCCACTCGCACCAAGCGTCCAAGCTAGGTTCAAGCTCGTAATGCATCAACCTGTTTCTTACAGGTGAGGGCATTTGATATACCGAAGCACCGTCTGTTAGACGATTACCAGCGGCAAGACAAGACCAACCGTCAGGCATTTTGTAATTACCAACCTGACGCGTTAGTAGAAGTTGTAGAAACGCATTTTGTGTAGCAGGTGGTGCTGTTGGTAGTTCATCAATCATGAACAAGCCACGAGGGCCGTGCGTTTCTTCGGTAGGAAAAATATCCGGTGGAGCCCATGAAGTCATGGCACCGTATGTTTCATTGTCAACGACTCGTGGTATACCACGAACATCGACAGGGTCGAATAGATTGGCACGAAAGTCTAGTAAAGGTATATTGAGTTCATCAGCGACTTGCTGTGGAATCTCCGATTTACCAATACCGGGCCCGCCCCATATCATAGTGTTTAATCCGATACGCATGTTATCGCGTATCTCCTGTTTGAGATCTGTTGCTGTAACAGTCTGCATAGTAGTTGTATCTGACATAGTACTCCTCGTATCAAATAGTTATAGTTCAATAGGTTCGATGTCACGAATCTTGATTTCTCCGTCTCGTATCATCTCGCCCAACCTTTCAACAGCAAGTTGTTTGTAATCAAGCTGTTCGTCTATTGGGAATGGAGCCTCGAACTCCACCACAATAGTGTTCTGTGAAAAAGAGTCTACAAAAGTAGCTCTAAACATTCTTTTATTCATACGTCCTCCGTAAAAAAATAATTAATTAAATTCACTTTAGATTTACATGTGACAAAAAATCTCTGATTTTTTGTCGAAGTCTATGATGGTTATACTGGCAAGGCGAAGGTACAAATCTAAGATTTGTACTGAGCTACCTACTGACTCGGTGTTACTAAGTGCATTCCGGCATTTAAAGTGCATCGGATGAGCGTAGGCACGCCCTGTCGTAGGGCGTGCTAGCTTACTAACTTTGTATGTATAACTCATCGGATGTGCCGAAGGTACGCCCCTACGGCGGGGGCGTACAAGGCTGAGTCTATTTTTATGCATAACTAACTCCATATATATGTGCGAAGGTACATTGCAGGTGAAGGCTAGGCTTAGCGCACGCACGAAGTGCGGTGCGTTATAGCCGGGCCGGAACCAAAATGTACAAGCACACATGTAAAACTTTATTGGATGTTTTAAAAAGCTAGGGCTGGATTGTATTAGGGAGAGACCAGCCCTAGCCGTGGTAGATTGGGAGATATCTACCACCAAGAAGTGTAATAAACTTCTTTACCTTCTTGTAGCCATTCTATAGCTTTAGCACAAAACTCTAGATCCTGGTCTTTGTATTGTTTCATAGCATCTTCTTGAAACTGATGTCCCCAGAACATACCATCTGAACAGAAAGGTAAGTCGTCGTTCATTACGAAGTTACGAATAATCTGTAAATCCGTTATATCTAATTGCACATTCTCGCCAGAATTAAACTCAGGTAACACTGTGCCAATGCTTGCAGTCAGACCACGATAAAGAAAAGCTCGGTCTTCTTGGTCTTCTGGAATGTAAAGTTTATCGTTGCCTTTAACAGCATCACGAACTTGTTCTTCATCAGCAGGCACAGGCGTACCTTCATACTTTTTACAGAACCAAATGGTCTGCATAAGATTGTGCAATCTAGAATGTTTACGCCAATCAAACTCGCAATTAACTTGAACTGGTTCTTCTTTGATTGGCACTACATTACCTTCTGGTTTTGGTTGAGGTTCGGCCCAACCAGCCATCATATCTAATCCCATTACACTCTCTCGTGTCTTGTAGTTGATTGACCGTTAGTCTGGTACACAATTTGTTGGCACACAGTCTTACCGTTAACAACAGTTGAAGAAATGACCTTTCGGTCTCCCGTTCTTTTGCCTTTGTAAAAAGGTCTTGGTAAATTATTTTTAGACATATGTCTCTCCTTGATTTGGTATACAACAAGTAGCTTGGTATCTAGACTTAGGACGTCGACGTACCTAGAACTTGCCGATTTTTAAAGTCGGTTGTATCAACTACTTGTTGCATACGTTAATTAATGCGAAGCCTAAGTAGTTATGAAAAGGTATATGAAGAACCTATCGGCTCACTACTTAGACTTCGACTTGCTAGTAAACTGAGCCGAATTCTGTGCCTAGCTAGGACGTATCGTTCAAACAGGGATAAGGCTAGCTAGGACTTTTGTTATGCGTTGCTCAGAATGTCACGCATGTGAGAGGTAGTCTGTGCGTTAAGTTCACGCTCAACTTTCCCACTGGCATCAGCTTGCTGTTTGAAATTCCATTCAGCAAGTCTTTGCATTCTTTGCTCGACAGCAGTTTTGACACGATACTCTTGTATAACTGTATCTTTAAGTCCAAACTCATTGTCTAACGCTCCGATTGCTTGGGTAAGCATTCTTGCCTTACGACCAAGGTCAAGCATCTTTTGTTCACGCTCGATCAACCAATCAGGTATCTCATCGTCTTTGATAGCCGACATTGACTCTGAATATTCGTAAGACACACTACAGAACTCTGACCAAGTTCTAGTAGTGAGTTGTAGCACATTCAAGCCTGTTGATTGAGGGTCAACGCCCAATAGAACTCTAAAGCCTTGAACAATTGTGTTCACTTGCTCGTTCCATTTGACTTGTTGTTCATCGACAGTCAATGTTTTACCATTTCCTAGGTCAATGTCTGCAAAGAATGGATTAGTGCCGAATTTCTCCTTAAACACATTCATGACACCATTAACAACCGTGGGGTTGAAAGTAGGTTTGCCATCGTCTGTAAGACGAAATTTCTTGTGCCACCAATCAGGCATATGTATAGATGCTTTCACAGCACGCTGTTCAGCACCTTCCGGATCTGCGTTAGTGTCTTCAGTGTAGTCACTTGAAGCAGACTTAACTTCAGGAACAAGCTCTTTAGTTTCTTGCTCACTAGGGTCAAATATTTCACTCATATTGATAAACTCCTTATATATAAAGTGATTAATAAAACACATTTGTTTGCACAAATGCACCTATTCAGCTGGCTCATATGTTTGAGTCAACTTGAATTCTTTCTAACTGCTCGGGTGAATACTTCCTATAAGGACTTACTACCTTACCGAACAACTCTGGTTCATAAACTACGAACTTAGTTCCTATGATTTTCACAATAGTGCCATAGATACATTGTCCCCTGACTTTCACATCGTCGCCGATGTTTAAGCCAGTGTATTTCATAAACGCCTTGCTAAAATTAGCCACAGCTTTTTCTTCTTCAGTCATGAACTTCTCCTTTTACGCTTTGCAATATCTTCTGTTGCAAGCCAGATTTGTCTATTCACATATAACATATCTTCTTTCGCCATACCGTCAGACAAATCATAGACATCAAATGGATTGTGTGAGTCAGCAACGCCAACACAACCATGACCGTAAAAATCAGGGTCTATTGGGCGTTCCAAATGATCAACTTTATCCGTGACCTTTCTCTTGCTAAATGGGTTGATATTGTTTCTTCGATTTTGTTCTAACGAACATCTTTTCGAACAATATTTACGCACGCGTTGCGAACGAAACTGTTCTCCACACTCGTGACAAGTACGAAGCGTTTTAGTTGTTTTATCTTCAAGACGAAGATTGACTAGTACAAAATTAACCATTAGTTCCTCCCAGTGGTTCATGTTTAAAAAATTCTTGAAAAGCACCATCTCTTATCATTTGAATGACTTCGTCACTCGTCAAGCCAGAGATAACTTCGACATCTTCGGTATAAGGCTCAAGCGTTATCTCCCAAGACTCTCGATAATCGTCTTCCCAGAGTCTGACATTTGCAACTGAGTACTTAAGACCAAGGTGCCAGTTGTAAAGCTTAAGCAAAATGCTATCGCCATCTTTATCCCAAGAGACTGACAGAATTTCAATCTCTCCCCACACAGATAGCTTGCTAAGATTAAGCGTATCTCCGCTGGCTGTTCTAGTTATTTCCATATCTCTCTCCTTAAAGTTCGTGCCAAAAGGCATCTTTATATTCTTGAATACTTTTCTCTCTGTCTTTCAGACATTCCGTACACAACTCAAACTCATGTAGTTCACATCGAATAGAATTCTCGTGTTCAAAACCACAAGTTTCAGTTGGCAAGTCATCTCTCTCACATAAGTCACACATTTAGTCCTCCCTAGCATATAAATAGCTTTCTTCAAGTTGTTTATGGCTTATATCAACACCAAGTTCATCTGCGATTTCATTGAGCTTGATTTGATTATTCTGCAACACTCTTATCTGATCAAGCAGGAAACCTGTCTCGTCATCTATGAATTGCATCATTCTTTTCCATTTTCTAAAGCTGGCAAGCCAGCCACCAAAAAGTCCTAAGCCAAAGCCAAGGACTGCATATATTAGTATTTCCATAGTTTCACTCCTTAAATACTGTTATTAATTAATTGTTTGTTTACTACTCTACATGGCTGAAAAAATCTCTGATTTTTTCTGCTGTTAGTGGTACACCCCGGTACACCGCAAAGCCTTATGTTTATTGAGCTTTCGCTAAAGGTGTACCAGCAACGAAAAGCGTACTGGTACACCGGAAAGCCTTGCGTTAGCGCCCTTCCAGGGCAGGTGTACCATTTGTACCGGTTAATTAAAGAATCTAACCAAGATTCTATAACCACGGTCCACGGTCCACTACTAAAGCTAACGCAAAACCTGTGGTACACCTGGTACAAACACTCGGCAAAAGCGAAAATCCCAACAGGGGTGGGAGTTTCAGGTGTACCGCAAGGTACAAAAACAGCTGGTACACTGGTGGTACACCCGGTACACCTTGGGTGCAGACATGTGAACCATGTGCAACCAAACGTGAACCAGCAGGCATCATCAGACAAGCTGATGATAGTAATAATCAGAGATGATGATAGTAGCACTCATATTCCCTTCAGTTTACTTTTAAAAAAAGACTGGATGTAGAGGGTACATCCAGCCTTCTTAGGGGGTTATTTGGAAAGGATTTGTTCTCGGGAAGGGATTTTCTCAAGGTAAGGGGCTACATAATCGATTGACTCTTGTACTGAGGCGTTCGGATTATTGTCCTGATGCTCATTTACCAGCATTTGCTTAATTACCGCCAATTGCTCGGGGGTAATGGACTGTAGTCTGTTTTTGTTTTGAACCTTTTCGGATGCGTCATTAATCCTAGTCTTTACAGATTTGGATGCATCTTGAATAAGTCCGCCTAAATGAATAGCAGTGTCCACAGAAACATCTGCTACTACTTGGGTTGCAATTTTGGCAACAGGGACAGTTTTCACTATCCCTGTTTTCATGCCGTCAATCCAAGCTTTCAGATTGAGCTTAGCCATACTATGACTCTACTTGCTCTTCAGCTTGGGGGTTAATCGGAGCGACTGCATTTTCTTCTGGGTCAAATGAGCCACGAAGGGTTATATGGGAACCTTCAGGAAGGTCGTTAAGAATAGCAACAAGCTTGACCATGTCGTACTTGTCTCTAGGCTTTAACTTAAAATAGTCTTTGCCGTTTTTATCGACTTGACCGAATACATCAAGAGGCAAGGAGATATTTCTCCAGCTCACGATGCTCCCATTAGCATCTCTAGTAGGGACGCTAGCCTGAGGACTAGGCAATTTGAACCAATCAGGGGCTCCATTTTTACCAGCCATTATCAGGGCTTTAATATTAAAGATTTTAAACATATTAATGTTCTCTCCGTATATTAATTAATGGAAAAGAATCCAATATCCTTTTCTCACTTATGAAATTACATGACATAAACAATCTCTGATTGTTTATGAATTAGTTGAGTCAAAGTGTGGTGGTAATTAAGAACAAGGTTCCGCGATGGCATTTTGTCGAAACAAGGTTCCAAACTGCAATCGGGGTTGGGCCCGACTAGTGATGATAGTTAGAGTCCCTGCGTGAGCGATATAGAAAAAAATTTTACTAAAAAAATTTTCTAGCAAAAATTTATGCTACAGTTAGCAAGCATGAGTACGAGGAAATGTACTTCTTGCAAAAAGGAGTTGCCTTTAGAGGATTTTGGAGTCCGAAATGATCGTGGCACAGTCTATTCAAAAAAGTGTAAACCCTGCGTTGATATGCTACGACGAAAGACCGCTAGTGCAACACCACAGAATTACCTAACCCGCCTTTTTGGCCAACTTAAACACGGAAGAACTAAAAAAGAAAAATCTAAAGTTGTTTGGGATATTGAATTAGAAGATGTTTTAGAACTATGGGATAAGCAAGAAGGTAGGTGCGCATTAACTGGATTGTTTATGACTTATCATAAAGATGGTAGTGGCAGAAAAGATTTGAATGCCTCTATTGATCGAATAAATCCAGATATTGAATATTTAGTCACCAATATCCAACTAGTTTGTAGTAGAGCAAATATGTTAAAACACACTTTAAGAGAAGATGAGCTTTATTGGTGGGCTAAAAATATAGTAGAATTCAAAGAAAATGACTGATAAAGACCAAAATTTTGAACAAGAAAGGGCCGAGCTTCAGTCTCATTATCCCTATGTCGATGTCAAGCTTAATGAGTTAAGTGTTCAAGAAGAACGCCTCATCCTTTTTCATCTCCGTGGCATGTCGAAAGCTGCAGCGGGACGCGCAGCTGGATATAGGGATAATGAGCATGTTTATAAAGTATTTAAGAAACCAGCAGTACAGAAGATGGTTGCTAAGATGCGCGAAGAATTCAAAGAAGAAATTAAGTTTGATAAACAAACAGCGACAAGTATGTACTTAGAAGCGCACCGTAAATCTGCAACAGCTACAGAAGAGAAAGTTATCACCGATTCATTGTGCAAGCTCCACGGTCTATTTGCTCCAGAGC